AATTAAAACTATATCATTCTTTAGTAAAAGACATTTAATTATCGGATCCATTTACCTTCTCCAAATACATTTTTTTTACACTCTCCAATGGTTCAACCACGGTAACTACATGATTAACTGGCACTACTATTTCCTTATCTTCTGTCACAATTATCCATGATGATAAAGATAACTCAATTGATCTTTCTCGTTCTTCCGTAACTAAGATAGGAGAATTCACGACAATCTTTTGTGGACTTTTAAACATATATGCTACTGGTGTTTCTTCGGAAACAACTTCTTTCATATCAGATATAATCTGATCACCAGTTCTCAATATTGCTACTTTAATTGTCATTTTATATTCATTAATCCCTATATTATAGCAATAAAAAAAGGGATCGTCAAGATCCCTTTAATATTTTATTTAAGATAGTCTTTTCGAGCGTGATGTTCTGGTACTACTTTACCCAACTTGACGGTAAGGAGTCCATCTTCCAATGACACATCCCTGACTTCATAATCATCTGCAAGTGTCCAGGCTCTGTTGAAAGATCGTTTAGCCAGTCCTTGATGGAAATACTCGGATCCCTCCTCTTTATCTTTTTTCTTTCCTTCAACGAATAGTTTTCCGTATTCAGTATAGACATTAACTTCCTCCTTTTTAAATCCAGCAAGTGCAATCTCTAACCGAGACTCAGTATTATTTACTTGAAAAAGATTGTAGGGTGGATAGTTTGTTACAGTTTCATCAAAAAATTTGTTGAAATAGCTATCTAAACCGATGCTGTTTTTTGTGATGCGATCCATTAGTTCTCCAAGATCAGCAGCACCATATCTTTGTATGTTAGTCATAGTTCTCCTTAAATAAGCGAGTGTGAATTGTGTACCCGAAGCGTACACTACTAATTATAATGTAAGTATTCCTGTGGGTGGTGTGGGAAACTCTTCAAGTCGAGTTCGGGTGTCCTCCCAACCTTTAACTTGGTACGTATAACCGCCCCTTTTTTTAACTTGAACTGCCAATGGATAATCATTTCCTATCTCATCCATACGATCTCCAAAGAAATGTAATTCATCATCAAAAGAAAAATCTCTTATAATCTGTCCTTTATCAGATCCTTTTGAAGATATATCCACACCAGTTTCCCCACCAACAAAAGCAAATAAATCTGGAAAATGTAAATTGAATCTATCAGCTATGTCAACTCTTTCATTATGAAGATTATCCCATTCTTTATAAATTGCTCTCTCCTCAAATAATGCGTTTCTACCTAATATACTAAAATTAATACAACCAGATCTTTGATCAATATGATTACCCGTCTTTAAAGGAAACTGACTATAGTCCAATTCATCCATTAAAAATCTTCTAGCTTCATCAGGAAGAGTCCAAGGATTACGATACACTAAATTATCTCTTTCATAGATATCATTTCCAGCACAATTATAAACTCTCTTTGATCTGTTATATAAATCTAAACCTATTTGTTCAATCGTTTTCTTACGATCACTTCCAGTTACTAAGTACACAGGATATGAACAAGCAAACTTTATCATAAAAGCTTCAAAACTTGAATCGATTTGTTTTCTACTAGGAGTTAAAGTTCCATCTACATCAAATATAAATTTTTTCATATTTTCCAAATTTTTTCACAATACTCTTCAATAGATCTGTCAGATGAAAAGAAACCAGATCTAGCAATATTTAATAATGACATTGTACTCCATTTTCTTTGATCTGTCCAGACCTCACTTACATTCTCATGAGCAGAAATATAATCTGGCAAATCTGCTAATACAAAGAATGGATCGTGATGTATTAAGTTGTCAAGTATTGGTCTAAATGTTTCTCTATCACCACCACTAAAATGTCCTTTATCAATTAAATTAAAAACCTCTTTTAATTCATCAAAAATATAACTGTACGGATTATAATTATTTCTCAATTTACTAATTTGATTTTCATCATATCCAAATAGGAAAAAGTTTTCCTCTCCAACAAGGTTTTTAATTTCAACATTAGCACCATCAAGTGTACCAATAGTAAGAGCACCATTCATTTGAAACTTCATATTACCTGTACCTGATGCCTCTTTACCAGCAGTAGATATCTGTTCCGATAAATCAGCAGCAGGATATACTTTCTCTCCCAACTTCACACTATAGTTGGGTAAGAAAATAACCTTTAATAAATCTTTGACATCAGGATCATTATTAATTACATTTGCTATTCCATTAATAAATTGAATTATTAATTTAGCCATGTAATATCCTGGTGCTGCTTTACCACCAAATATAACAGTTCTAGGAGTTACATTTTTTATACTATTATTTTTAATACGTAGATATTGAACAATAACTTGAAGTGCTAGTAAATGTTGTCTTTTGTATTCATGTATTCTTTTAACTTGTACATCAAACATGCTCACAGGATCTACTGAAATTCCTAGTGTATCAAAAATGTATACTGACAATTTATGTTTTCCTAATAATTTTGTTTCAGATATTTTATCTAATACATTTGTATCATCTTTATATTTTTCCAAATTATTAAGTAGTTCCATATCAGTTATCCAATTAGATCCTGCATACTGATCTAATACTTTTGCCAGTGGTGGATTTGACAGTGCTAACCATCTACGGGGAGTTACACCATTTGTCACATTCGTAAATTTATGTGGCCATAAATCATAAAATTCTGGCATCAATTGTTTCTTGACAAGATCTGAATGAAGTTCTGCTACACCATTAACATGATGTGAACCAACTGTGGCAAGATGTGCCATACGAACTGACTTGTTACCAGACTCATCTATGATTGATAACTTATTTAAAATGGCATCATCACCAGGATATTGGATTCTAACTGTTTGTAAAAATCTTGAATTAATTTCAAATATAATTTCTAAATGTCTGGGCAATAAATGTTGGAACATTTTTAAATCCCATTTTTCTAATGCCTCTGGAAGAAGTGTATGATTTGTATAAGCAATTGATTTATTTGTTATTTCCCAAGCAGATGTCCAATCCATATGCTTATCATCAATAAGCAATCTCATCATTTCTGCTACAGCAACCGCTGGATGAGTATCATTAAGTTGTAGAGTATAGTGATTATGAAATTCACTAACTGGAATATCACGTTTATCTAAACTTCGAATCATATCTTGTAGAGATGCACTAACAAAGAAAAACTGTTGTTTTAATCTAAGTTGTCTTCCCTGATCTGTACCATCATTAGGATACAATACTTTTGATATAGTTTCAGAAGAAACACTCTGTTCAACTGATCCCATGTAATCACCTATATTAAAAGCATAAAAATCAAATATTTCTGTAGCATCAGCTCTCCACAATCTTAACCTATTACAAGAATCTGTTTTATATCCTAATTGTAGAACATCATATGGAACTGCTACGACTTGTTCTTGTGGAACCCAACGACATCTATAATTACCATGATCTGATGTATAGTGTTCTACCTTACCACCAAATCCTATAAGACAAGATTCATCAGGATAACACAACTCCCAAGGCCAATCTCCATGTAACCAATTATCAGTTACTTCAATTTGTTGTCCACCTTTTATTTCTTGTTTAAATATACCAAATTTATATCGAATACCATAACCCGTAGCAGGTACTTTAAGAGTCGCAAGAGATTCCATGTAACATGCTGCGAGACGACCAAGACCACCATTTCCTAAACCTGGTTCTTCGGCACACTCTAATATATCTTCTAAATTATATCCATAATTTTCAACAGCTTCTTTTGCTTCCTCTCTTATTCCTAAGTTTAATAAATTATTTGCTAACTGTGGTCCTATCAAAAATTCAGCAGAAAGATATGCCACCTCTTTCTTTGTTTCTCTTTCAGAAAGATAGTGAGACATCATCTGATCTCTAACAGCATAACTTAATGCCATGTACATATCATGGACGTTCGCTGTTTCTGGTCTTTTACCTAATGTGTAGAAAAGTCGTTCAGTAAGACCAGTGTAAAGGTTATTCTTTATCGTCAAGTTTTTTCTTTTTATTTCCTATATTATACTTTGTTTCTAGTATCCAGTCCCCTTTGTCTCTATATGCTAACACTTTGATTTGATTTAAGGG